ATCTCTACTGGCTGTGCCATAAAACGAAATAGCTTCTCCACCAATAAATGTTTGACCAGCAGCATCTAATACAATATTATTACCACTCTTGAACACAATATTCTTGTTAGGCGAACTCTCTATTACAATAGCATCTTTGGTAACCTCAATTTTGTCAAAATTACCACTTGCTGTCTTAATATAAATTTTTACCGTAGGATCTTGCACGGGACTTTCAGTACTAGTGCTATTAGAAATAGTATCACCGCCCACTTGTACAGAAATATGACCGTCCACTTGCGAAATTACGCTATTATCATTTTTATCTTTACCTATACGACTTATTACTGAACCAGAGGTGTCTAGCATTATAGATTTGTGATCTACATAATCTCTGCCAATATTAAGCTCCAGACTCCCGTCCAAATTAATATGGGCACTCTTGCCACCAGCATTTTGACTGCCAGCAGTATTGCTAAGATTTGTCGTCATAATCGGCGTGACAATATCCTTGGCAGTGGTAGTAATATCATGATACGCCATTACAGATTTAGTAACCTTAGGCGGTAAATAAGACCCATCTACAGTAAAGCCGCCGTTACTACCAAAGGCAAGATGGGTAACATCTCTTGGTGGACTATTGGCGCCATCTCTAAAGCTGTCTGTATTGTTTCCACTTTCCAATGATGTGTTGACATATCTAGTTAATAATGGAATGTTACCAAAATTAGACGAGGCAGGTATATTTATCTTGGTTAGCCCTTCTCCATCAACATCAATGAACCATCTGGAGTGAGGGTGACCATTTTTAACATCTGGCCCGTCTATAGAAGAATAGTTCGGATTACCAAGGGACTTGTCTTTTCGTGTATTTATTTCAAAGTGATATTTGATTGCTCTACGCAAAAACAGATCTTCCAAATCAGTTCGCTTATCTTTATCTTTACGCAACTTGATTGTCTCTTCATAATTTATTATATTTCTATTCAAATCTAATATATTACCATATCTATCAACGACAGTGCCTCTCACCTCTTCTATTAGATTGTTATTAAAAACATCGTTTAGATTTAAAATATCGGACCGAGACATATCTCTTCTGTCGGGTTGACTTAAGAAGTCTTTGTTCTGTGTGTTTTTAAAAACTCTTTCCTTTTCCTCGTCTGAGCTGCCTACCATGTAACTTCTAGCAAATTCGTATGTAATATGACGCTCTTCTACGAGTGGAGGGTTTCTCATTACTTCATTGTCACCTTCAAGATTATTTGTTACTACAGCGGTTCTATAAATTGGATTTTTACCAATTTCTGACAACACCAGCTCATACTTTGTAGATGTCAGTTTGTCCAAGGTCTTGTTGGTTTCGCTAACTGCTTTGCGCAAATCTCTCTTTACTGGTCCAGAGATCCATCTACCAGCCTCTGTATTTAGATAGTGACTATTGGTATTTTCTAAATAAATATCATTGCTGCTAAAACTTATTTGTGATTTACCAAATACCAGATTGACATCACCACTCTTTTTAAAAATTACCTGAGAGTTCTGAAGGCCCTGAATAGCAACCTCGCCAGATTCCAATCTTGGATACTGAACGTCATTTACAGATACATTTGTAGTATTTGCAGAACTAGAAAGATCTTTGGCAAAGGCAGCAGATGGCAACACAGATACTATATACGGTTTTTCTCTATATCCGTAGCCTATTAAAACTCTGGTGTTTCTTTTTGGAAAAGAATATATTCCCCAAGATGACAGCGGCATCTCGCATCGCTCTATACTATTTTCTGGAGAGCGATCAAACATTTGTACAATAGCAGTTTGACTTGAGTAATCAAATTCTTTAAATAAACCTATTCTCAATATATTTTTAAATTCAACTGTCATGCTATACTCGAATTGCTATTATTGGTAGGGAAATCACCTATAAACTGATTGACAACATCACCTCTGCGGCTCTTGTCAACAACAAAGACAACATCTACGACATTAAGAGGTAATCCTACACCATCTATATCTATTAATGCACTGGACATGCCCCAGGCATTGGCCGACGGAAATCTTCTTAGTCGCTTATCATCATCTGATATATCTTTACTTGCAGTTATATCTATAGGTGGAACCATGATAATTTTAGACGGATCTATTTTATTTGCTACTTCTGGTAACATTGATACTTGAGAAAATGCATCAAATGCAAAGTTCAGTAGAGTAGCTGATTTAGCCTTTGTGTTGAGTGCTTTTGCATCAGCATTATTGGCTGGTGCTATGTAGTAACCTCTCAGCTCTATTTTGTACTGATCTTTATTTTTATCATTTATCTTTGATGCAGCTCTTATAATTATATTTTTAATTCTATCTCTATTTTCATTAAAAAACTGCAATCTATAGTTAGTAGATAATGGTGACGTTACATCGCCGTCGAAGCCTAGGTAGTTTGGAGCTATCAGCGTATCTAGCACAAATATGCTGCTAGATGGCTTAGGAAATCTCTTTGTACCTATATTGCCATACGCCCTTCTTTGAGCAGAAATCATTCCTTTACCAATTATGTCTAATGGCGTTGGTATATATTCACCAAGTGATCTTCCATATTCTAGTGTTAAAGTAGTGTTAAATACATTGTTTGAAAAATTTAATGAGTGATCAACTTTTGTAACATAATATAGCATAGATTTGTCATTTACATATACGACATCTCCTGGCTGATAATACTCATTTCCCATTACAGTAATTTGTCCAGCGTGAATTCGTTTTCTTTGTTCTATTAACTTAAACACGGCAAATGGAGCACTTTGTGTTTCTGCATTGACAAAGTCAACTCTGTGATATGGTTGAGTTCGTTCGCGCAATCCGTACTGACGCCACGAATCAAAATCGACCGCCGAAGCAGTATAAAGATTTGGAACGGCAGGTGGAGCGCCTGACAAATTGTTGGCATTACCATCAGAATTTCCAGTTACGGTAACGCGATTAAATTCTGGTATTTGAATTTCAAAGTCCATAGACAATATAACATCATCATTGATAATAAACCTCTTGCCAGAGCGGGGTCCATCATCATTAGAAAGATCATTTTCTATCAAGTCTTTTAGCACTTGTGGTAACTGCGGTATATCTGGATTACCAGAAATAGCCGTGTTCCAACTAGTCACCGCATGATCGTAAAGCGTTTTTGGTTTTATGGCACTGTCAGCATCCGCAAAATAAAATTGATTTTTAATTAGCTTACCATATGTTTGTAATAACAACTGTCTCTGAGAAATCTTCGTTCCGAGCTGTTGAAATGCATTTACGCGGGATGTGGCGCCATTCATCGATCCTGATGAATATTTCTCCAGATCTTGGACTACTGCCAATCTATTTTCGGTAGTATCTTCCAGCATTTTATCTGTACGACCACTTATAGAGTTTAATTGATTTCTTATTCTCATTATAGTTTCAACAACCTCTGAAAATACAGATAACTGTGCAGAGTTAGATTGTAATAGCGGAATACGGCCAGCTGGGGTAAATACATCCTTAATAGGTGCTAATGATTCTTTAACTGCATCTGCCTCATTTAAAAAGAATGGAATCATTAGTGTGTTGGTAATTCCCTGTATGGCCGCAGCTTCTCGTTCATCTAGATTGCCATCTTTAAGAGGATCTTTAAGCAATAACTTTATATCAGCCTGAGTTGGTGTAAGTCCTAAGAGCAGTAATGTTTCGTATATTTCTAACTCTATTTGTAAAAGCCTTTCTTCTGTTGTATTGGCCCTAGTTTCAAACATGTCTATTACGAATTTGGGCGCCAATGACGTACCATCACCTTTGGCCAAAGCGATCATCTTCATTAACAGGCTAAGAGGGGTCTTGTTATATTCTGGTGGCCTAAATACAATATTACCATTTGTATCACAAAATAACTCAAAATTTAATGAGTTAGCCGTCATAATTGCTAGGTCATATGGAGTCTTATAGTCAGAATTCATTAGCTCGCCAGACTTGTCTCTAAGGGAGACGGCAAAAGCTTGAATATCAGTGTCTTGGTCATATTGATTCGATACTATAAAAAAATTCTTATCTTTATTGTATCTCACCTCTTCTGGCTTGCGCTTTATCGTGTACTTTATTTTTCTATTAATATCTGCTAGATCAGCATCTGGAACATTTACCAATACATCGTTTCCTACTGTATTTACAGAAATGCCTCCGAACACGGATTTGCCCATGCTCTGCAGGTCTGATCTTTTGCCGCTTAATTGAGATTGTAATTTTGTTATTTTGTCATTTAAAGTTGCAATTAATCTATCGTTACCTGGATCACTGATTACTTTTCCAGTATCTGGATTTATGATGCCCGACTGTGCTAATTTTTTAGCGTAATCTTGCGCCTCAGCAAGCTCTATTTGTAACTTGACAAGTGCACTGTTTTCATTGCTCAAATTCTTCTTGATTGAGAATGCAAGTATGGCGTCACGAGGATTGACAACACCATCCTTGGCAGGAATAAAGTTTCCAGTTACTGGCTTGTTTCTTTCAAAAATGTCAAATAAGTAGTTAAAATAATGTTTGCTGTTATTTGAATTGTCTACTGAAAACGTATTCATATCTATGGCATTTCTTAAGAAATTACCATAGTTATATGGCTGACCTGTCACCAAAATGCTAATAACATCTGCAGCATCGAGATTCGCAAATGGAGAGGTGGAATTTGTTTGTGGCACAGTAGATAGCGCATCGTTTAGTGAATTACCCTCACCATTAAGAGGACGATCAACATTTACATTGAGCGTCTCAGTTACTATTCCAGATTTCCATTTGTATAATAGCCCTGGTACATGTTGAAAAAACACCCTACTGTTTGGTCCCTTGCCTTCTATATCTTGAAAAAGGCGAAGCGGATCTTCTACTGTTGTTCCTAAATAAAAACCATCATCGAATCTTAAGTAAGATAATCTTTTATTATTTTCCTGAGATAATTTTGGCGTTCCAGTTACCAGACCACTGGAACTGTTTACGTCTACATCAAATGGCGTGAGCGGATCATCAAGGAATTTAGTAGGCTGTGCTAATGATGGCGTAGCGTTTAGCCTAGTCATCTTTAGATACTCCAGATTATTGGTGGCCGATACACTGAGATTGAATTTTCCGCTACTTGCCCGATACGACTGCTGTATGTTTTGAACAACACCAGCGAACACGCTGATGCCATCGCTACGCCACATCGAGGAGTCTCTTATTAATCTGTAAATTTCAACTGGTATACCAGGAGCTAACTGTGCTGCCTCCTGCTCAATTAGCTCCTGGCTCATAGTGTCATATTTCTCAGTAAAGTTTTGTAATATATCTCCGATGGCAACATCTGGCCTATTCTCGTAAACGATGCTTTCATCTTTTGTATTCGAATTCACAAATACGTGAACAGCATCCATAGGCTGAATTATAGATTGACCCGAGAATTCGTTGCGCATTCTTTGACGAATACCATTAAAATCTTTGTTGAGATTTTGAAATGCTGCTGCAGCACGTTGCTGCATCGTTAAATAAGAACTAAGCTTGTTGATTATCTCAATTGTGCGTACTAGTTCTGGTGCAGTCAGGGAGTTAGGCTCTGGAATGGTAATAGCGGTAGTTTCATCAAATTCAAAATTGGTCTCTATAATTTTTCCAATAGCATTGCCGCTACCGAATACGAATTCGAAATTAATTTCACTTACTCCACGAGCACGGCGCATCTCGTTTAACTGCCTATCTAATTCCTGGGCCTGCTCAAGCTGAAAATTAGCTGTAATGTCTAAAACACCACTAAGCCCATTCTCTTCTGCCAAAGCCTGTCTGAGTGCTACTTCAATATCTGCCTCTGTTATCATGGTTAGCTTATAAGGATCCTCGATTAATAAACTACATCTACCATCGGCTGGTGTTACTCCAGTAGAAGTGCTGACCTCTGATACAAAACAAAGCTCTATAACCCCTACGCCAGCTCCTAGGCCAAAGACGTCTGCTGTCTTTGAATCATATATCCAGCGCGTAAAGTTAGAGCCCTTGGATCTCTCATTTACTTCTTTTAATTTATAGAGTTTTTTCAACAACTCCATCAGGCCCAATACAAATCCATCGCTCACACCTACGGCCTCTAGTGCTGTTCCTACAGCACTGCCCGTAGTAGAAAATGCTTTTGTTCTGGCATCTACACCAGCCTGGGTATTACTAAAAAAAGCATCTGTAATTTTCTGATCTTGAAACAAATCTGAAAAAAATGCTGTAGTATTCTCTATGCCAACAATACCATAGCCGACATTTAAAATATGAAAAAAGGCATCGAGCAAATCTCCAAACATTCCATCTAATTTAAGGAACCCTGGATTGTCATTAATATTTTCTAGCTTAATAAGATTTTCATAAAATGCTATTTCATCACATTTTCTTTTAAACAAATGCTTAGCTGCTCTGATGAAAACTTTATCCTCTGTACTCATAAACCTTGGATCAAAATTATTACGAAGCGTAGAGAACATTCTCTTCTTAATAAATACGGTGCCCTTCGGGGTTTGAGTGTATATCTTACGACGCGTAGGTTCTTTGATATTTGAAAACCCAGCGTCAAAATTAGAGAAGCCAGCCACATCTTGCACACCGTCTTCAACAAACGTATCCTCTGCGATCATTGCATCGACTTGTTGAAGATATGTTTGCATAGCAGTAAAGGCTTTGCCTAAAAACCTACCAATGCCGCTACTAGTATCTTCAAAATCTACGAATCTTGCTTTAGAGGTTCCAAGTAATACTGCCATTTATCTATCCATTTATTTTAGGAGGATTTTTAAGAAAGTCCTTATCACTTACGTTTTTGCCACCTGCAAATGTTGCAAACTTAGTATCTCTTACAACCTTATCACTCTTACCAAATAAAATATTCTCATCTTTAAAAATATCTGATTTAAGTGGAGGAGTAGTATCGGCGGGTGCAGAACCGCTATCAACTAACACTGTTAATGGTTCCAATGCTCCATTAAATGATAATGGATTAGCATTAACATCTGCAGGATTATATGGTTGTCTGTGCCATGGCATAAAGTTTCTTCTAACACCTTGTCTGCTATATGCCGTAAAAGCCAAATCATAATTGAACAATCCAGGTGACTCTGCGCTCTCCTCAACAGAAAAGCTAGTAAAAAATCCTTTGTAGAGCACTCCTTGAAAAAACAACTCTATACTTGCTGCCAATGATGCTAATGTAGGAAATGGTTGGTCAAAAATATTAAAAATAGCCTCCTTAGCAGATTGTTCTAATAACAACGTTCTTACATCTTGTAATTGCGTAGCACCTTGAGGAGTGCCTGTTCCTTTAAACAAAGAGTATAGCTGAGATGATGCTAGCTTTTGTTCCAATGATTGTGCCATTCCAGTAAATGCATCTTGTTCTGATCTATAGATTGCACGTAATACATTTATTCCCTCCATACCGCTGGAGCCAGTCGTGCCTCTTACCGTAATATTGATCAAGTCTTCACCAGCATATTGAATAATATATCCTCCCTTTGTTCTTGTATGAGTGATAATTTTTTTCTCTTGTATATTTAGCTGTTGAGGATTTATGTACATTTGTACATAACCAAGATGAGGCGTTCGCCAGGTTAGCATTCTTCTAGAGAATGCGGCTGGGCGCGGATTATCAAGTAGCACACTTGTATTCGATGTAGAATAAAAATTCGGTCTCTCATTACCAGTGAATGGAGTTCTCACATCGGCATTAGCCGACTGAGCAAAAGGAGTTATGTCTATACTAGGAAACGCCATCTAAACCTCAATCTACTGTTGCCTCAACTCTGTGTTTTGTAGACTCTACTACATTGCCGTTCTCGATTTTATTAATAACTATATCAACTGGAATCACGCGCGGAACAGGTTTGGCACCCTGTTTTGCCTCTAGTGTAGCAGTCTGCTGTGCTTTAGCTTCTTTATCAGCAGCAGCCACGGCCTCTGGCGATGGCAATTTCGATCCAGCGGTCGGTACGGCGAGCCTAATGTCTGGCACCGCTTTTTCAGAAAGATTTTCTCGCTGTTTATCAGCCGAATATAGTGATGTTAATCCTACAGTGTTCTTAATTATGTCAAGTAAATGCTTGTTGCCAGTCTCTTCTAATGATATTATATTAGTATAGTATTCTAGACTGCGAGCTCCAGTGCGCTCGGTTACTTCCACGAGACTGGTCAGTTGCTGAATACTTCCCAAACCTGTCGCTGCCTTAACTGCTGGTTCTGAAATCATTGCATCTATAGGCTTAATTCCTTTTTGTAATAATTGTGCCTGACCAAGCTCTAATAGTACTTCTTTACCTTCGCCAAGCTGCTTGTCTGTTCCCGCCAAACGTTTAAGATCTTTTTTAACTTGAAGCTGTCCGCGCTTTTCTCCAGCTGGCGTTTCGCCTCTCATAATCTGATCAAAAGCAAAACCACTTCTACCCAGTTGAGTAATCTTTCCAGACAATTGTTGTAGTCCGCCCACCAGCTCCTCGCCAGCAGGTCCTACGCCCTGTCCAATTCTTAGCAATGTCTTGCTTAATTCCTCTGAGCCTTCAAGCTCAGCTGTGCCACCCAACTGCTGTAACAACCTGTTAGTTGGACCAATTTGCTGATTAAAAACAGCCTCTGACTGACCAAATGTTCTTGCACCAAAATCAACACCAGGTCTCAGCTGATCCAACGTAACCTCTTGACCACCTTGGCGAGCACGAACTAATTGCTCCATGACCTGCGGATCCTGAACTCCAATAAGTTGTCCCAATAGTTGGCGCTGAATAAAATATTGCTGTGATTGTCCTGTAGCAAGTGCTTCTTGACGAGTTAATAAAGGAGAACCAGATATTTCTTCTACCTTAGCATAGATAGAGTCCATTACTTCGTTTAACCCCTCGCCACTACTAATTGCCTCTTCTATTCGTAATGCCGACTCTAGTGCACCACCTCCACCGCCAAGATTAGTGGTAAGACCAATAAAAGCCTTCATCTCAGTTGACATACCAGCAATGCCAGATGTTACTTTATCAAAAACATCAGCAGCAAGTGCTTGCTTGCCCTCTCCGAGTCCATTTAATAATTGCTTATAGATGGTTGACAAACTACTAATATTATTTCCAAAATATTTAAACTTGGTAGCTGCGTTAGTAACACTTGTACCGATCTCATCGATACTTAGTCCAGTGCCTTGCTGAACTTTTGTTAGTGTATCAAATACTTCCAAGGACCTATTTGCTTCGACGCCCAATGAGCGCATTTGCAGTTCAAGTAAATTTGTGGCAATTTTAGCGTCCATATCTGTGCTAACCAACACTCTTTGGAATCCCGCGAGGCCCTCTAATTTTTTGCCAGCATCACTCGCGCCCGCGCCTAAGTTACCTAGCTCGCTAATCGATAGCGTTGTAGATTTCCCAAATGAGTTTACTACCTTCTCTGCCTCTGTTAGCGAGTAGCCTAATGATACCAATGATTGTAATTGTGCTCTATATGCTTTATTTAATCCATCTAGCGAGGACTCTGCGGCCTTCAAGTTTGTGGGATTAAGTCTATTGCCAAAATTTTCCAGACCTAGCTGATCGACTTTCAAAGCTTCACCAAAAAGTGCATTGAGCTTATTCTTTGCATCTTCAACACTATTCGCAATACCTTTGAATGTAAAAAACTTGCCTATATCAACCATGCCTTCTCGGCTGACCAGACCAGTAACAAGACCAGACAAGGCATTGTTTAAACTATCGGTATCTAAATCGATGCCTACATTAAGTGCAACGTCTTTTATGTTGCCTACTGCACTGCTTAGTCCGCTGAAAATCTTTGCTTGCAGTGCTGCCTGATCAAGCGTCAACATCTCGCTTATATCTTTGGCCGCATCAACCTTTCTAATTGCACCAGTTATTTGTTCAGTCAGATCTTTGGCCGCAACAGCATTGCCTTGCTTCATGTATTCTGCATATTTTTTAGAAATACTACTTATGGCATCATTATACAGTTGCTTAATAGCATTGGTATCAAGTGTGCTATTGTCAGTTGATATAGTCTCATCAGCCATTTATCATCCTTTGTTCAACGCGCGGAGCAGACTTGGATCTAAATTACCGCCCATCAACTGCTCTAGGGTCTTGGCAAAATCCTCATCACTTACTTGTTTTGTATTATTAGCCATATTTTTAATCTCTTTAACAGCTTGTGGATTAATAAAAGATGCAAGGTACTCAATAAAAGCCTTCTTTTCATCAAAAAGCTCTTTATCGTCTTGGTCCATCATATTATTCATCCATAACATTTCTGTTACAGAAATATTTTCAAAAAACTCATCCGAAGGCTTTTTGCCGAAGATCTTGCATAAGCGCCAACGAATCCTGTGATAAGGATCCTTGGCTATTTCTTTAAAAAATCTTTGGTAAAGCCCTTCTCAGTCTCTTCGGTAAACGACTGAAAGACTGTTGACAGTGTGTTGATAAGTGCCACTGGCCATTTATTTATTTCATAATATGCTTGCAATAATGGCTCTGTAATCTCTGCTGGGCCAGAATAAACTTCAGACAATTTAATTCCATTAATATCCAATAAAGCAGCAGCCAATAACATCACTGGCGTTTTGACTATTTGCTCATCGCCACTTAGCTTCTTAAGCTCTTTGAATACCTTTACATTATCATCTGGATTTAATAACTTTATTCTAAAGGTCATTCCGTCTATAGAAACTTCTTTGGTCACTGGCTGTCTAAATAGTATTAGCTTTTCTAATACTCTCTTTTTTTCTAGCTCTTTTTGTAGAATAGCATCATCTAGTTGTATTGGAACCTGTTGCTGCTTGTCAATAGAATCCATTACTTGCTGCATTTGAGATGCAAAAATAATATCCTCATTATCTGGCGGTGCTACGGTATGAACCTTTGGCGTAGTTACGCCCTGAGCCTCTTGCACCGATGGATTCAGCTTGTTAAACTTTGGATGTTGGATTGTCATACTTACTCCTGTAATAAATAGAAATAAAGGGCTATTGATAGCCCTCTATCTCAAATGTTATACAACTTTATGCTATTTATCATAAATCAGCTGTTAAATAGACCAGCTATTTCCGTTAGGCCGCGAGCATCCATCGAGCCTCTACGACCAATATCGGCTAAACGCTCTAGTGGGTCTATGTTATTATCTGCATTGACTGGTACAACACTTGTACCTACATCACCGTTTGCAAACGTTCTTACGTATTCTGCATCAATACTGGCATTTTGAGCAACAATATAATCACTAGCCTGATATCTGATTTCTAGGTTATTAAACCAGCAATTTTCGTAAACAGTGGTAATTACGCCCTCGGCACTGTCACCAGCGAAGAATCCGTTATCTAATGTTGCCCCTTTGGCATTAGTAAAATCATAAACGAAAATATCGAATGGTACACGTTGCGCATGAATGTTGGTATATGCACGATTAAATGACTCTGGCAAGCCCTTTTTCATAAATACGATGCGTTCTACACGCAAAACAATTTCAGTGGCAGACTGTGGTACTATTTCAATTACGCCATCCGTGCCTACCTCATTGATACGACGCATACGACGTGTCTGTGTGGCAGTTAGGCTTTGAATCGCACCAACGGCCTTTCCGTCAATTTTGACTAAAATTTGGGTTGAAAGACCAGTATTTGTACCAGCCTCTAGGGACGACCCAGTGTATAAGTAATTAGAATCTGCCATTTAAAATCTCCTGTGTTATACCGCTAACACTATCATGTATAATTATTACTATTTTAATAGATATTGCCAAAAATATCCTTTGTGTTTTTGATAGACACCTTCGCAAACTTTAACTACGTGTCGTCTATCAAAGCCCGAGCGCTCGACGTCTATCAAGCTATTGTACTCAGTAACTTCGCCAGTAATCATATCAATACGCTCTACTGCCCGTGTTTTATATATGCGCTGTTTTCTTATCACTGACTTGGCATTAACTTTACGATCTGCCGCATTTAAAAATTGCCAGCAATAATTCTTATGTTTGTCTATTAAACCACGCAATACATCGCTTATATGTCCTGCATGGAAACCATCTTGGGCGGCGGCCTTAACAGATTCGTACTCTTTAACTTCACCCGTAATAGGATCAATGCGCTCTATAGGTTTATATTTCTGTTTGGCTCCGTCGCCTTTTAAGAATTCTGAGATTTTAGCAAGTGTTTCGGGAGAGTGTTTTTACCTTTGTGCGATTCAGAATATTTTTGTTTAAAATCCTCTTGGTTTTTGAACCATCCACTATCTTTTCTTGATTGAATGCGCTTTTCTTTATACTCTTCAT